AAAGTTTTGGTGAAAGAGATCAGGGAAGACCAGATTCGGCGCTATCGAGACGCATCACATAAAAACTAGCTTCAAATTTTGAACGGAGTGGCTATGGCTGGAAAGTATGATTTATACATAGAGCAAGGAGCAACTTACTCCAAGACGTTTACTTGGACAGATGCTACTGGAAGTGCAGTAGATCTGACGGACTTTACAGCCAGACTGCACATCCGCGCAGATATTGATGATGAAGACCCTATTATTGAGTTGACGCATTCTAATGGCATTACGTTAGGAGGCGCAGCAGGAACTATTGTGGCCACAATATCTGCTGGTGACACCGAGCTGTTGGAACTGGATCAGTATGTGTACGATCTTAAATTAACCAGTGCTGCTGGGGTGGCAACTAGACTTCTCGAAGGGACTGTGCTTGTGTCTCCTGCGGTGACTAGATGACGGACTTTAATGTTACAGTAACAGATCAGGATCAGCATGTAGTAGACGTTGAAGCTCAAGTCTATGTGGTGCGAGCTCAAGAGACTGGTCTGCTTGTCGCGACTGAGGAGTCTGTTCAGAGTGTAACTCCTCAGGCTGTCGCTCCTGTCGTTGTTGAGGCATCTGAGACTCATCAGCAGGTAGTCGTTACTGAACAGAGTGTACTTGTGCAAGAAGGTGGTGGGGTGGGCCTTACTGTGGAGCAGACAGTAGGAGCGAATACCTTCTTAGCGCTGACTGATACTCCTGGTGCGTACTCTGGCGCGTCAGGGTATGTAGCTAGAGTAAAGAGCACTCTTGACGGACTGGAGTTCGTAGACCTTGGTATTAGCGCCCTCGAAGGTCGAGTTGTTAGCCTAGAGGATGGGCTGGCTGTTGTGGTGAGTGATATCGGTAGTCTTACGACTACTGTAGGTGGACATACAACTACCTTAAGCGGCCATGCTTCGTCGATCCTGCAGCTCCAGGCTGACGTAGACGCTGCAGAAGGGCTTATTTCGTCTCATGCTTCGTTGATTGCTGGCGTTCAGGCGGATGTTACTAGCCTGGACAACTCCATAAACGCGCACGCTGGTTCGTTAGCTGCGCTTGATTCTAGGGTTACTGTTAACGAAGGGGCGATTTCTGCTAACTCGTCGCTCATTCTGCAGGTGCAAACAGACCTAAGTACTGCTGAAGGCACTATTAGCGCCAATTCTAGCGCGATCTCGTCTCTGCAGTCGTCTGTCTCTGACTTGGATGGCGATGTAGTGGCATTAGCAGCTGCCGTAGATGCTGTAGAAGCTACACATACCTCGATGAACAACAACATCACGGCAAATGCTAATGGAATTACGGCACTTGGGGTGCTCATAACGGCGAATGAGGACGCGATTACTGCTGTTGCAAGTGATGTTTCTGCCCTTGAGGTCGACTTAGCTAGTACAGATGCTAATGTTAGCGCAAACGCCGCAGACATTTTGACAGCCCAGGGAGACATAAACACTCTTGAGGGTACAGTTAGCGCACACGCGTCTAGCATTACCACACTGCAGGCTACAGTGGTTAATAATACTACTGGTATCTCCAATAATGCTAGCGCCACAGCTGCGCTAGCTGTTGATGTCGGTGATCTAGAGGATGACGTCTATGCCAGCTACACAGTAACACTTGACGTTAATGGTAAGATTACTGGCATCGAACTTATTGGTGGAGGCTCTAGTAGTGCGTTTAACGTGAGGGCTGATTACTTTAACCTATACTCTTCAGCTGGTGCGCTGTCGATCTACGGTGATTCTAGCGGCTTCATGTATGTGCAGACTACTAAGAAGCTAATCTTCATTGGACACGCTACTACACCTGGTATCGCAAGCTTTAAGTACTCTACTACAGCAGAGTCTGTGATAGGTCAGTATGCTAATGCTCTCAGTATTGCTAGTGTAAAGACAGGTGGAGTGTACTGTGACTGTCAGATGTACTTTGAGGATATCGTCGTACAAGCTAGAGGAGACATCTCTCTACAAGGCGACGTAGCGTCTGGTGGAGGGTCTGCTACTTTGTCTGCTGGATCTTGTGGGTTTGAGGCTCAGTCTGGTAGTGATGGATATCTTAGGTTCGCAGCTACATATGGAGCCACAAGCACAAGGAACCTATATTTTAGGTATAAGAGTACTACGTATGCGTTCTACCCTAATGATAATGGGGTTATAAACCTAGGACTCCCGTCTAACGCCTGGCTATATGCGTACTTTACTGCTAATCTGTACTTTGTTGGAGCTAGCTGCTTTCTTAATACTAGCACTGCAGACGGTAACGGAAATGCCACCTTTAGATGCTACGGGACCGTCGGTAGTCCTGGTTATGCATCTATTATGCAGCTGTGCTCTAGTAGTGACTCCGGCTTTGGACAGTATCGAGCATACTATGGTTCCTATTCAGGGTCAAAGTTTATCTTCATGTATCATGATACTAGCTATGGATACTTTGGTAGTTACTATGGTACTGTGAAGATCTATGCGGCCAACACTGAGGCTATGAGAATAACCAGTGCTGGGGACGTGTCTATCGGAGGATCGCTGTATGAGAACGCATGGTCACTAGATAATGAAGTGGTCGACCGCAAGAAGTGGGATATGCTTGCGTCTATAGTTGACGCATATAAGCATCATGATGGGAGTAAGCTTGCTCAGGAGCTTCGTCGTGAGGCCTCTTTTGAGACCTGTAGTGTTCTCGATGCTGATGGTAAGATCAAGGAGGTAAAGTCTGAGACTAGGTATGGCAGAAGTAATAGTGACTTGATCCAGGTTGCGACTGCCTGCATTGCCGAGTTACTTGAGCGTGTAGAGAAGTTGGAGAAGGCTGCATGAGTATTATAACTCCTGATCTGAAAGATGTGCTTGCACACTGCTACAACAGCACCTTGATGTCGGCAAAGGTTCTGTTCCCGGACAGGTTTACCCTGCCATTCTCTCCGCTGCATAAGATTATAGAGGAGCTGATCGATGATGACTCTTGTCAGAAAGTTGCGATTGCTGCTCCACGTGGCTTTGGGAAGACTTCTCTGGTCAATCTTGCCCTTCCAGGGAAAAAGATCCTCTTCCGTAGTAAAAAGTACATTGTACCGATTAGTAATACGGCTACTCAAGCGACACTACAAAGTGAGAACCTGAAGCGTGAGCTGCTCACAAACGCGATGATTGCGAAGCTCTTTGGCCCAATCAAAGGTACGGATTGGACTAAGGATATGTGGGTTACGTCTTCTGGTGTCGCAGTAATGCCTCGAGGCGCTGGACAGCAGGTTCGTGGGATCTTGTATAACAATGATAGGCCAGATCTCATCATCTGTGATGATCTCGAGGACTCTGAGGCCGTTAGGAGTGAGGATCAGCGAAAGAAGCTCAAAGAGTGGTTCTTCGCTGACGTGCTTGGGTCTATTGATAAGAGTAAGCGAGACTGGAAGGTTATCGTAATTGGGACTATTCTGCATGAAGACTCGTTGCTTGAGAACCTTCTTAACGATAAGGAATGGAAGACTATTCGTCTCAGCATATGCGATGATGACTATAGATCAAGTTGGCCCGAACAGATCTCCGACGAGGGCGTGAAAGCTCTCGTCCAGCAGTATCGTGAGCAGGGTCTTCTCGATACGTTCGCTCGGGAGTACCGTAACCTCCCTGTGTCGAAGGAGGATGCTACGTTCAAGCAGGAGTACTTCCGCTATTATGAGGAGAAGGATCTTCCCAAGAGGTCCGATATGGAGACCTTCGTGATCGTTGATCCTGCCAAGACGGTTAAGATTCAGAGTGCTGACACTGCTGTGGTAGGAGTTAGTGTTGACCTTCAGCACCACGCAGTCTATGTTCGAGACGTAGTTGCTGCCAAGATGCACCCTGATCAGATCTACCAGGCTGCTTTCGATATGGCAGATAGGATCGGTACTAAGGTCATTGGGATTGAAGTTACGTCGCTCAATGAGTTTATTACCTATCCTATCAGAAACGAGATGTTTGCCAGGAAGAAGTTCTATGAGATTATTGATCTTAGCCCTCGTGCGAAGAAGGAGGAGCGTGTAGCCTTCCTTGGTCCGTTCTATCGCATGGGCTATATGTATCACAAGAGAGGCACGTGTGATCAGCTGGAAGAGCAGCTCATCATGTTCCCTCGTGCGAAGCGCTGGGACATCATGGATGCTCTTGCATACTTTATCGAAATGTTGGAGATTGGTGAGAGGTACTTCTTTCCAAAGGGAAAAGATGAGGGCGTCGCTACTACGGTCGACGGCCTTAAGAACGCTCAGGAGGCGGGCGAGGAGCCAGACGAGGATGAGTATGCTGAGCTCGAGAGGGACTACGAGCCTGCGATTGCAGACTTTAGGATTATGTAACCTACATTCGAATTTTGAACGAAGCGTATGGCATTAGACAGTAGAAATCTTGAGGAAGTCTGGATTGGGTCTGAGGGAGGCATTGCTTATGATGCTGATCTCTTATACCCAGACGCCTCCCTGATGAGAGGATTTCGGGCCCCCCAGATCCATGTGGAGGATGCTCCAACTGAAGATACTGACGTAGTAAGGAAGGTGGATCTGAGTACTATGGCCCCGGATATCTCAGCGCTTCAGTTCGTCGTGATGGCAGCTGATGCGAAGTTGAGTGGAGAGCGAGTACTGGCTGTTACGTCTCCGCTGACGAAGACCGACGGTGGGGCAGGTAGCAACGTAACACTTGCAATAAGCGGACAGAACGTGACTACGCAGACTTTTGTAACTAGCATACGATGGAGTGGGACTACGCTGCAGATGCAGACTAGGACTCTTACATTTACCTTGGGAGTACTCACGGCAATTAGTAGTACTGCCTGGAGTAACGTACCTACTGTATAGGAGGTAACAGATGCCCGTTATAATTCAAGGAGACAGCAAGGGAACTCCTGTAGTGATCTCTGAGGATCTCGGCTACAAGTATCCTGAAGGCCTTGATCTGAGACCTGACTCTCCTCTTCATGCTAAGATAGTTTCTGAGGTCGTATCTAGGGCATCTGAGAGTTACGCAGTCATGTCTAACAGACATAGCCAGTGGGCTGACGTTGATAAGACTCTCACCTGCTATATTGATACGGACTCGGCTGAGGAGGCTGTGAAGGCGCAGGATAAGAGGAAGCCTGTGTCTATCGTCATTCCGTACTCGTTTGCCACGATGGAGACGATCATAACATACCTCATGATGGCCTTCCTTGATGATCCGATCTTTAAGTATGAGGGTGCCGGGCCTGAGGACGTCCTGAAAGGTATCCTGCTTGAGAAGGCAGTCGATATGCAGATGCGAAAGGCGAAGGCTGGTCTTGCCCTGCATACTATGTTTCGTGACAATCTGGCCTATGGGTTCGGGGCTATTGCTCCTTACTGGGCTAGGGATTGGGCTTATCGAAGTGAGTCTGTCGAGGTTCCAAGATGGTTCGGCTTCGGGAAGCCTCGATATGATAGGGTTCAGCGCAGGGTGATTAAGTACGAAGGCAATAAGCTGCTGAACGTTGATCCATATAACTTCCTGCCTGATCCGAACGTGCCTATTCACGATATTCAGCGTGGCGAATGGCTTGGGTGGGTCAGGAGGAGCAACCTGGTCAACCTTCTTGATGAGGAGAAGTCCTCTGACGGAGCTGTCTTTAATGCAAGGTATATGAATGGAGGTACTACATATCGTAGTATATATGCTCCATCTACTGATCGTGGTACAAAGTTCGGGATACATACTAACAACTCTGGAGGATATTCTACTACTCCAGTTGACCTGCTTTATATGTACATAAACCTTGTTCCTGCAAGCTGGGGACTTGGAAAGAGTCAGTATCCTGAGAAGTGGCTGTTCTGCGTAGCTGGCGATCAGTACCTCATCCAGGCACAGCCCTTGGGGCTAGACCACAATATGTATCCTATATGCGTAGCCGCATCTGAGTACGATGGCTATACAGTTGGGGCAATCTCTAGGATGGAGGTAGTCGGCGGGCTCCAGAATATTCTGGACTGGCTCGTGAACTCGCATATCGCAAACGTAAGGAAGGCTATCAACGATATGATTATAGTTGATCCTTACATGGTCAACATCAATGATCTGAAGGATCCGAAGCCTGGGAAGCTTGTCCGGCTTCGTCGAAGCGCCTGGGGTCGTGGTGGAGTTGATCAGTTTGTGAAGCAGCTGGCTATTACTGATATTACTCAGGGGCACATCAAGGATGTCAGCATTATAGCTGAACTCATGCAGCAGGTGTCTGCGGCTACTGACACCGTGCAGGGGTTTATGCGTAAGACCTCAGAGCGGATAACTGCTACCGAAAACCAGAACACTCGCGTTAGCGCTTTGTCGAGGCTCGCGAAGATTGCTAAGATCGTCAGTATGCAGGCTATGTATGATCTTGGCTACATGGTTGCTAGTCATACGCAGCAGCTCATGAATGAGGAGATCTTTGTCAATCTGACCGGGGAGTGGCGTAATACGCTGCTGAACAGCTATCCTGGCGCTGACCGCATTAGGATTACTCCTAGTGAGATCATGGTAAACTATGATGTCATCATGAAGGACGGGAGTATATCTACTCCTGACTACCTGCAATCTTGGGTAGATGTCTTCAAGATCATAGCGGAGAATCCGATCCTAATGCAGAGGTTCGACATCATCAACGTATTTAAGCAGTATGCGAAGCTGACTGGTGTGAAGGACATAGACAGGTTTGAGCTGCCTCAAATGAGAGCATCCGTCGGGGCCGATGAGAATGTCTTACGCGAGGCTGAGAAAGGTAATCTTATTCCGATGGGAGGTGCTGTGCAATGAAAGGTATTCTTAGTCTAGACATTCCGCAGAGGACTATCTCGACTAGTTTATCTGGATGGAATGAGTTCATGCGATCCTCTATATGGAGAGATATGCAGGACGCTATTGAGGACAGGCTGACTCAGCTTTTCATAGAGTATCGTACTCTGGATCCTTCAGACGTTGGGGCTGTGTCTAGGAATCAGGCTATGATAACTGCTTTTGAGGAAGTGCTAGAGCTGCCTGTGGTACTTAAGGATGAGGTTGAGCTAACTATCGAACCCAAGAAGGAGGAACAGAAAGATGCCTAACGACAACAAGATTGCAGATGAACTTGACGTCATGGTCGGAGTGAAGGAGGCTCCGCCTGATCCTAGATTTGAGACGGCAGAAGCTGAGCCGCCTCAGGAGCCTGCACCGGCTGCTCCGTCTCCTGTGGAGCCCCAGGTTCCTGCTGCTACTCCGCCTGCAGAGCCGGCACCTCCTGCTCCGGAACCTCCCCCGGCTCCTGGAGTGGTGCCCCCGCAGCCTTCGGCCCCGGCTGCGGCTCCTGTGGCTCCTGCGCCTCCGGTGTCGGAGGCTCCTCCTTCTCCGGCTCCTACTGAGGATCCTGAAAAGGTTGCTCTCAGGGCGCAGATTAGCGCTCTGCAGGCGCAGATTTCTGAGATAGCTGGGAAGATGACTGAGGCGCGGCCTGTGACTCCTCCTTCTACTCCTACTCCCGCTCCCGCAGCTGCTAGCCCTCCTGCTGCGCCTCAGTCGCCCCAGTTAAGGGTGTTCGTGAAGGATGATGCGGAGTTTGATCAGGTGGTCACCTCTGCAGCGAGCTTCAACGCGTTCCTTAACAAGCTCGTCGATGCGGTTAAGGGGGAGCTTATTCCCGAGATCGAGAGTGGGACCGTGGAGCGTGTGTACACGAGACTTCCTGATCTTACTGATCAGATGGTAGAGAGGAGACTTGGGTTCAGGACTCTTGTAGAGGGGTTCTTTGCTGAGAATCCTGATCTTAAGCCTGTATCGAAGTTCGCTGGCTACGTCATGAACGAGCTGGCGGCTGCGGAACCCAGTCTTCAGATTCCGGAGCTTCTTAAGAAGACAGGAGAGGAGGTGAGAAAGAGACTTAGTATTGTGAAGCAGTCTGCTGGACAGCCTAGTCCGGCTCCTGGTGGAGCTACTCCTGCTCCTGGGCCCGGTGCCCCTATGAGGACAGGAAGCCCTGCATTCGTTACTGGAACTGGAGTGCGGACTCCTGCTGTAGGCACGGCACTGGAAGGCTTGGAGAAGGAAGTCAATGACATCTGTTCTCCCACGTTTTGATCTACGTTCAAAATTTGAATGTAGCATCGGAGGAAGAAGCTAATGGGCGCAAATCTCGATAACTTTCTCTTTCAACTTGCCAGAAGTGGCAAGATTGAGTGGCTGAAGGTTGTTGGTCGGTCTCTCACCGTTGGAGGCCAGACTATCAATGTTCTGCTGCGAGATGCGAGCGGTATGGTCCTTCTCGGAACCTGTACTACGATTCCTTCTGACACGGGGAGTGGGTTTGCGAAAGGGTGTATTCTCATCGATACTGATGTTGGAGCTGGCAGCTCTGGTATCTATGAGAACGTAGGTACTACTACGTCATGTAACTTCGATCCAATCAGCTCGGCTGCAGCTGGTACGATTACGCTCGCTGACGGTAAGATCGTCGTTGGCGGGGCTGGTGGAACTGGGGCAGCTCAGACTCCGTCTGGCGACGTGACGATGACTAATACTGCCGTATTCGCTCTTGCCGGAACGGCGTCGGAGAATGTCAGCAAAAACACTAGTCGGGCGACTAGCAACAGCGTAGTGATGAGTACTAACAAGTCACTATGCGATAGCAAGGACGTGTCTGCCTCCACGGTAGTGAGCACGAATCTCAGCTCCGCAGAGAGCAAGAACACATCACAGAGTACGCTGATTAGTACTGCAGATAGCAAGGCAGTGTCTGACAGCGTGGTGGAGTCGGCCAACCTCTCCACGGCGGACAGCAAGGACACGTCCCAGTCTACCTTGATCAGTACTGCTGACAGTAAAGCAGAGTCCAACAGTACGGTAGAGTCGGAGAATCTGTCCACGTGTGACAGTAAGGACACTTCACAATCTACGCTTGTCAGCACGGCTGATAGTAAAGCTGTCAGCAACAGTACTGTTTTGTCGACTCAGACGTCCACCTGCGATAGTAAGGATACGTCTCAGTCGACTCTGGTTAGTACTGCACAGTCTGCGGCTGATGTCGCAGACAGCAAGGCTCTCTCTGTGTCTGTACTCACCAGCACGGCGCAGAGTGCTGCTGAGCTGGCTGATGACAAGGCTGGAGTTGCTGACAGCAAGGCGGTGTCTAACAGCGTGGTCATCTCTACGCTCGACAGCAAAGTAGCGTCTTATCACGCCGCATAAAGGAGGATTTGTGAAAGTAGCGCACTGGACACTTCTTAACGGTAGCGGTATGCACCGAATGGCGGAGGAGATCAGCAAGGCAGAGTGTGCCTTGGGTGTGGACTCCATCCTTGTGCCGTGTGATAAGAAGGAATACTGGGAGGCAGCGTGTGACGCTGATATCCACGTGAACCACACGCACCTCCCAGATATTAAGATGAAGAGTACCGCAAAGACAGTCTGGGTCGGCCACGGTACTGTTGAGCACTGCTTCCAGACGGCAGTTGAGGAAGGCCTGAATAGAGGCTATGGAGCTGGAGATACGTGGATGCTGGTCTCGCACTGGCTCAAGCGTAGCGACGCTCTCGTCACATGGTGGCCTCGACAGCAGGAGATTTGGCAGACTATGGTGGACAAGGGTAGGAAGGTTCACTGCGTACCGATGGGAGTCGATACGGATTTCTGGAAGCCCGTATCGTCTCTTGGTAAGTACTCAGGTACGCCATCTGTGTTTACGGCTGAGAACTGTCACTATATAAAGTGGCCTCTGGATCTTGTTATCATGTGGCCTTGGGTGACGGATGATGTGAAGGATGCTAGACTTCATCTCGTCTATCTTCCTCGCGATCAGCATAGATGGTGGCTTCCGCTCATGTTTAACAACGGGGCTGCGTTTAAGTCTTACATATCTGGTGAAGTCTTCGACAAGAGTCGTCTGCGCAACGCGTTCTGTTCGACGGACTTCTACTGCGGACTTGTCAGATATGGAGACTATAATCGTGTGTGTCTTGAGGCCAAGGCCTCTGGAGCGAAGGTTATATCATTTCGTGGGAATGAGTATGCTGACTTCTGGATTACGGAAGGAGATCAGCGCAAACAGGCTGAGGAGATGAAGGCTATTCTTCGTGGAGAGACTGCTCCACGTGAGACACTCCCAGTTCCTCACATCCGGGACACAGCTGCCGGAATGATAGAAGTGTATGTGAGTATATTATGAATATACTACAACGTATCATCAGATGGCGTGACTGGAGGAGGCGGGGAGTAGTCGTGTGGAAGCCTTCGAATATATACTCAACTGCTAGGCTTGGCAATAACGTCTCGGTAGGAGCGTTCTCCGAGATAGGCCCGGATGTAGTAGTGGGTGACGGAACAAGGATTGGGATGGGTGTCTTTATTCCGAAGGGAGTGAAGATTGGACGCAACTGTTTCATAGGGCCAAAGGTTTGCTTCGTGCATGATAGACTGAACTGGAGCACTTTCCCTGGTAAGTCCCAAATGCACTGGGAAGAAACCGAGGTGAGTGACTCTTGTACTATCGGCGGAAATGCTCTGATTATGCCTGGAGTCAAGATCAGCGAAGGAGCCCTCGTAGGGCTAGGGGCTGTCGTGACTAAGGATGTTGGAGCCTACGAGGTATGGTTCGGGAATCCTGCACGGCATAGGAGGATGAGATGAAACTCACACCTGGCGAGAGAATTACGCTTATTGGCCTGCTTCCTGATAAGGCTAATAACACAGTGATTCGCCTCGTGCATGAAGCTAGGATGGCTCTTAGCTTCTCGGAAGAGGAGCATAAGGACCTTAAGATTGAGGAAATCGACCTTGGAAATGGTAGGGTCTTTACCAAGTGGGATCCTGGGAAGAAGGATACTACGAAGGACATCGAGCTTGGCAAGGTCGTAACTGACAGCATCGTCAAAGCCCTACGCAAGCTTAACAAGGAAGAGTCCCTTACTGGAGCGCATATCTCCGTATGGGATAAGTTCAATGTAACGGAGGAATAAGCAATGTCTGACGTCGGATTTCTTGGAATGAGAGGAACTGGGGACTGGCAGACTGACCAGCGCCCGAAGAACTGGAGAGAAGGTATCCTCCGGCTCTACCCCAATGGTATGGCTCCGCTGACTGCGATCATGTCTATGCTCGGGTCTGAAAAGACGGACGACGCAGAGTTTAATTAGACCAGTTGAACTCCTTCGGGCGAAATCCCGATGACAAAAACGGCAGAAATTGCTGGAAGTTCCTAAAGCCTACTCTGACCAAAGCGTGAAACTAGAGAGGATACTACAATGGATAATCAGCAGGGAAACTTACAGGAAGAGTACATGATGGACTGGTGTCTTGAGAGATTAGCTTATTCAGTTGGCGCACTGCTTGGTGATGGGAGTGTAAAGTCTCATATAGTTAAGAGGGATCACGGGATGCAGACTCAGTACCGAGTGGTAATAGCTAATATGGATGAGGAGTGTGTTGAAAGAGTTTGCAAGGAGATAAACTTGTTCTTTGAGAAGGACTATGCAGTAGTACCTTACACTAATCAGAATGGTACTATTATGTATAGACTATCAATCAACAATACTCTGATTCACACTACCTTTCGCTACTTTGTTGAGGACAAAGTTGTACTACCTTCTGAGGTATTCAGAGCTACTAGACAGACTCAGCTTGACTTCTTAGCCGGTCTGTTTGATACTGATGGATATATAGCTCAGACGAAGACTCCGAAGGCTAAGTATGGATACTCCTGGCGAGTAGGCTTTGCATCAAGACATCGTACGTTTGTAGAGGATCTTTCTAGGCTCTTACAGAGGCTGTCAGTAGAAGTAGGTACCATCTACACACAGACGTCTGGACATAATACTCAGATGTTCGTGATAAAGCCTAATATAAGATCATTCTTGAAGGCTGGGTGCTACTTCTACATTCCTAGAAAGGCTGAGCGTGTACTTAACTACTTACAGGCTGTAAGACCTTCAGAGACTATAATGCCGGGCCCATAACTATGGGTCATGATATAGTCCAGTGCTATATGAAAGTGTAGCAGTTATGAACTGGTGGACGAAGGCGTTCCCGACGCAGAAGGTTACCCCGACGGGGAAGTACACCAATGCTGGCCTGAGTGTGGCCTATACGAGTGGAGGCTCTGCTGGAGACACCCTCTACATCAAAATGGCCCTCGCGGATGCGAAGAACTTCCGTGCTGGGCATACTATCATGATGAGGTACTCTGCCGACTCCACTCTTGACCTTATCGCCAAGGTCACTGCGGTGACGCAGAATGGATCGAGCTCTTACCTCACCGTGAAGCTTCTGGAAGATGACGACAATTCCGCTCACAGCAACACTCTCGCGAACTGTGACACGGTCATCATCGTCGGCAACGTGAACGAGGAAGGTGCGGCCATGCCCAGCTCGGTGGCGTACGATCCTACGAAGATCACGAACTACACGCAGATCTTCAGGACCCCGCTGAGCATCACCCGAACTGCACGGCAGACCAAGCTGCGCACCTACGATCAGTACAAGGAGTCGAAGCGTGAGGCTCTTGAGCTCCATTCTGTGGAGAAGGAGAAGTCCTACCTGTTCGGGATCCCGACTGAGAATACTGGCGATGGCGGAAAGCCGGAGCGGACGACTGGCGGGATCAGATACTTCGTCGCGACCTACGCCCCTGGGAACATGGACAACTTCCACCTCAACTCTGACTACACTGGGAAGCTGTGGATCGACTCTGACGGCGGATGGAAGTGGCTCAAGGCAATGCTCGAGCGGATCTTCTCCTATGGCAGCACCGAGAAGATCCGCTCG